GGGCCCACACCGTAGCGAGACGAAAGCTGCAGAAGCTCGTTCTGCACACGAGCGAGGGCCTCACCTTCAAGGCCCGCAACCTTCAGGGCGTTCTGCAAGCGCGTGTAGCTATCGACCAAGCCGATCAATTCGCGGCCTGAGAATGCAGCCGCGAGCGTGACCGCCAAGCCCTTCAGTGTCGAACCGATCGCGCCGCTCGAGCGCCTCATTTCGGCTTCGAGACGCTTCGCAGACTTCTCCTGCCGGCCGAGCAGTTGCTCAACGCTGGTAGTGGTAGTGCGCAGTTCGGCCTTGTATCGGCCAAGCTCGGCGCGCAATTCCAGAACTACGGGGTCGACTTCGGCCAAAAGAAAATTCCTGCGCTTGAGCGCGGAAAGCCTATGAGGCACAAGGGGCGGGAATTACCGCCGTAAGGGGAAGGCGATGCTGCAGATTATTGGCTGGCTGGGGTGTATGATGCTGTTCGTTTACAGCGCGCGCCTGGCACTATCGCCGGATTTCCGTAACGAAAACGGGCATGCTCGCGAAGGGGCTATGGCGCTTGTTGTGATCGGCATGATCGCATCGGTGGTTTTTGCGATCCTTCTGTGGGGACAGGGCACCGCATTCGAAACGATCCCCTCCGTGACGACAGATCAAGAAATGGCCGACGCTTTGCTGGAGTGCCTCAAGACTTCAGACAATCCGCAGGAATGCTAAACCTCCCAGCGGAATGGCCCGCGCTTCAAAAACCATGCGCACTCATGGCTCGGCGCAATCGATCGATTTGATCTGGTGTGGCGTTTGATTTACTATCGCCAGCCTGTTGCATTTCGTTGTGAGCTTCGACAGCCTCGAGGTAGGATGACAGATCCAGCTCGCGCCAGTTAAGACCGAGAGCGCCGGCTGTGGCGATTACTTGCCCCTTGGGGAATTCTCGGTGCTCGGTTCGTCTTCCGTTTTTTTTTGAGCCTTGAGCTTGATCCCGAAGATCGCTGTGCTGGCAATACGGAAGGCAAGGGCCGCGGCTTCCGACAACGGCCGGGCAGGGTAAGCGTACTCGGCAACCAGGCGCTTGGCGCGAATTGGCCCGACCTCATCCTCCTCGCCGTTCACGACACCGCTGTTGCCGCCGGTCAGCGCAAGCCGGATGATTTCAAGAATGGCCTTTGCCGATGCGCTCCCGCCGCCCATGAACAAAAACGCGCCATCATCGTCGACACCGATCCCCGCCCGCATGTCCTCTTCGAACTTTGTCAGCGGGCCATTTTCCCGTTCGAACTCGAAAATCTGCGGCAAGGGGAGCCAGAAGCGATATTCACCATCGGCAAACTCGCACGTGAAGGCGGTGTCCATCACGCGGCCGGGGTGTAGGTCAGCGCGCCGGTGCCCTTGAGGTTGATTTCCAGCGAGCTTTCGCCTTCCTGGTCGAGGTTCATGGTGCTGGTGTCGAGGATGGCTGTGCCCGCATCCGTGCCGAGCAACTCGCCAGCGTCCGTATCGTCGTCGCGGTAATACTCGACCTTGTAGTCGATCCGCTTGCCCTTGAGCTCGCTCTTGATCGTGGCGCGCTGATCGGCGTTGGTAAGGCCGGTGCCGCTGATTGACCACGTATCGCCAATGACCTTCGTGCGGAGCGTGCCGGGCTTGTTCGGGGTAGCGCAGTCACGAACGCGGCGATCCTGCGTTTCGACGTTCTCGGTCACCGTCACATTGGTAATGCCGCAGAGCAGCGTGAAGGTCGGAGATGCCTCCATGTCGCTGAACTTGATCAGCGCGAAGGCAATTTCTGTCGGCTCGCTCATTCGAAGGCTCCGTGGCAATACATGCCAACGGTGCTAGAGCGCGAATGCCGGACTATTTACCGCCGCTAACCCTTCGGATCGAAGAGTAGGTTCTGCAAAGGAAGGGCGGCCACGCGATCGGCAATGTCGTGATATTCGGACAATTCGAGCTTTTCCATGATCCCGGCAAGAACGTTGTCATCGATCGTGCCCGCGCGGTGAAGTTCACCGACAATGATCAGCAGCGCATCAAGGGCGGGGTTGGGCGGATGAACGTCCACCGGGTGGGTATAGCTATTCGGCGAGCACTCGGCAATTGAGTTGCGATAACCAATGCCAGTGATCGGGGTCGTCGTCGGGCAATAGCTGCATATCGGAAAAGCGGATCCGGCAGTTGGCGCCGCCCTCAAGGGTCAGATTGTTGTTGGCGAATACGGTTTCGATCGCGTCGCCTATGCGGCTTGCGTGGTCGTAGCCGGTTTCGACTATCTGCCCGCCTGACAGCCGCGGCCCGGCGAATGCGTGAACGTCGAACGATACGGTCGCGCCTCGGACACACGCGGCCCGAATGCGCAGGGTGCGCGGCGAGGCAACGAGCATGAACGGCCAACTCGGCGCGCCGTCAGGCGAGATAGAGGCGGCCGGAACAAGGTCTGTCAGTCCTGCGTCTGCCTTGGCGCGTTCAAGCAAAGCACGACGGGCCAGCCTCTGCAAGCTACTCGGATTGGCCATTAACCGCCTCTAGTTCGGCAATTCGTACATCGATCGCATCAATCGCGGTGGAGCGCGTCTTGCCGCCGACCTCTGCTTTGCGCATCCGCTGCAGTTCTTTCACGTCGTGGACGCCTGCCAGGTATTCGGTCAGTTGCGGAACGCTTCCATCCAGTGGGTCAGCCGAACCGATAGCGGCGCTGGCGATGACACCCTCGGCCTCCGCCTGGTCGGCAATGTACTTGAAGACCGAGTGCGTGCCGGCCGCGTAGTCGATCGTCACCAGCGGGGTGCGGAACGTCCAAGGTTCTTTGAATTCGATAGTGACCATTTCAGCCGCTCCGTTTTACGAGGATGTTGATTTGCTCCGCGAACCGGTCGCGTATTTCCGGCGCCTTCTTGTCGCGAGCCGGACGAACGTGCGGGCGGGCGGCAACGCGGGAGTTGCCGAATTCAATGCCAGCGTGATCCGATTCAGAACGAAACTCTGCGGAGACCCGGCCAGTTTTCACGGTTTCGAACCCCGCCTGAAGATCGCCCGTATTCCGGTTCGGCGCCTCGCCCGGGCGCGATGCAACGTGGCCAGCGCCAGAGACCGAACCTGCCGAGACCATGCGAAAGGCTTCTGCGCGGATGGTGTCCGCACCTTCGTAGACCACTGCGCCGGCGATACGCTCGACATCTGGGCCTTGGAGGCGTTTTAACCGGCGCAGGTGCTTGCCAAGACCCTTGAACCCCATCAGATCCTCCGCGCCCGGCATTCGTATCCGACACCAGCGGGATCGCGCGTCACAGTGATCAGGGACCATTTGCCCGCGTTCGCGCCATCGGCAACGCGGATCTGCGCGCTTTCGTCCAGTGCACCTTCGAAAGCGAGGACGAGCACCCGAGCATCTTGCTCAATGAACCCTTCCGCCTGCCGCATGGCAAGCGTGGGCACATCGAATTGTGCCCGGCACGGATACTGAACTGGCGTGCCGGGTGTAACGATAGATCCGCCTGCATCTTTGACCGGGGTACCGGGCCACCATGCTGTGGCCTCAACGAACGGCCCGCCGAAGCGGTCGGAGAATCCGGCAGCGATCGAGGCGAAGGCCTGATCAAACACAGCCCGGCGTCCATGCGAGGCGCGGCCCTGCGAACTGACGGGCGAGGGCGAGATAATCGCGACCGTAGGTAGTTGAAGAAAAGCCGGTCTTGCTCGCCAAACCGTCGGATACGGTTGCCGAGAACGTTCCGCTCTTGAACGAGGTTACACCTGCTGGGATCGCTCCCTTTCCGAGCCCCTGAGACACGAGTTTATGCGCAGCGTAGAGTATGACCGCGTCGGCCCGAGAACCGTCCGAGAAGCGGACGGTCGCATTGTCGCCCTTGTCTATCCAGACTTGCACCGTTGCATCCGCCACGCCGTCGAAGACGGGATAGAGCGCGCGGAATTCTGCAAGGGTCGGCTTGATGTAGGCCATCCCAGTATCATCGAGGAAGAAGTCCTCGGCCATTACCGCCTCTTGCGCGGATACCTGAGTATGTTGAATGGCTTCCTTGTGGCTTTTCTTTTCTCTTCTACCGCCGGAAAGTGGTGGTAAAAAGGAAATCCCACAACAGGGAGGGAATACGATGAAAAGAGGTGTACTTACTTTGGCCACCGCGCTTGCTTTGGCATTTCACGTTCCAGTGGCAGCACAATCCACTTTCGCCACATATGACGTTGCTGATTGGAGTGATCTCATCCCAGAGCAACGCGTAAATTTTCAGACCTATCGTTCGATAATCATCACAGACGGCACGCTTTCAGCTGATCAAAAAGCTGCACGGGTTGCCGCCAAATACACTGAGATCGAACAGGCTATTCGTAACACTCGCCGCGCTGCTTATGAGGCTGTAACTAGAACCTACGGAGTGGGTAATAGTGCTACGAAGGGGTCTAGCGGCGGGGAGCCTAAAGAAGTCGATCGGAAATGCCGGGGAGCCGACATGCCCGATATGTATGTCACCGCCGACCGAGTCCGGGGCGCCTACAAAAGCGGTAGTGATGACGCCGGACCTGGCGTGATCGCAACGGGAAATGCCGTTGGTGCAGCCGACATAATAATCGATAACGGTGCACAGATTTGCGCGATCGGGCTCAAGCAGTCAGGTAAGGGCCGCAAAGTCTCTTACAGTGAAGGTGAATTCCGCATTCGCCCCTCTCGCATTACGCAAATCGTAAACGCAGAGATCACACCGATTATGGCCGAAATTACGAAAAGCCCTCTCTAACAGGAAGGGGCCGCGTCGCGATTAAGCGATGCGGCCCGCCCCCTGAAACCCGATGGGGCTCATTCCTGCGCGCCAGCTTCCTCGCGCGCCAGTTCGATTGCCGAGATGATGTCGGCCTTTGTCGACGCGTCGCCGAGGTCAATGCCCTCGTCTTCTGCCAGAGCCTTAAGGTCTTTAACCTTCATGGCAGACAAAGAGTCTTCATCATCCACGCCATCCAGATCGAACCATTCGGTGGCCTTGGCGCTCTTCAATTCCGCATCGGATACTTCGACATCCGTGCTCTGGCCGGGCAGGATCGAAACCGGCCCTTCAGAGCCGTTAACGATGCGCGGGCCGTCTGCGGTGTTGGTGAAGGTGTGCTTGGCCATGACTTAGATCCCATCCAAGTAGCGGAAGGCGCCGGGACGCTGAACGTCCACACCGCCGGTGCGGAAGATGCCCGGGACTTCGAAGTTGACCGGGCCGTCCTGGTAAACCGGCAGGAAGCGGTGAGGCATCGGGAGATGCAGCTTCACCACGTCTTCGCGGTTCGTGTAAGCGGCCATACGGCGAGTGCCGCCGGCACCAGCGGTGTCCAGCCCCAGCACGCCGCGGATGGTCAGCTGCTGACCCGTCTGCTGCGTGTAGAAGTTGTTGCGCTGGATGTACGACAGGATCGTTTCACTGTTCGTGTCGCTGATCGGCGTGACACCGAGCCATGCGAGCACATTGAACGGCAGAAGAACCGTATCGGCCATTTCGACAGTGTTGCTACCCGTATAGGCACCGATGATGACGTTGTTGAAGTCACGAAGGATCTGTGCCGGGGTCTTCGTCGCCTGACCGCCAGCATTGAACCACGTGGTAGCCGACGAAGTGCCGTCAGCAGGCGCGGTGCCCGCAGTGACGCCGGTCTGGTTGACCAGGCCCTTGAGACCCTTCGCGGTATCGCCCGTCTGGGTGACGTTCCACATGAACTCGTTGTAGGCGCGGCGGGCACCGGTGGCCTTCGTGGTCGTCAGGTTCATGCCCATAAGCTGAGCTTGGCCGACTTCCTCGAGGTCGTAGCCGTAGCCGATCGCTGCCATGTGAACAGCGGTCTGCACCTTGTCCATAGTGACATCGGCCTTCGCCACGTCCTTCGCACCGCCCGAAAACCAGCGCGCTGCGCCGGCGGTCGAAGATGCGAACGTGATGATGCCCGGCGTCCATTCCGGTGCGGTTGTGTCGACGAAGACGAGCTGGTTCCACGGAAGTTCCGGAAACTGCTGTTCGTAAACGCGTGGGTTGATCGTGGCCGCTTGCGAGACCACGAAGTTGAATGCGGCGGCGTCGTTGACGTGCATTGTCCCGTCCTTCCTTACGAGGGAATGCGGCGCAGCCGCACCTTGAAGATGGCATTTGCGCCACTGGCAGAGGTTTCAGCCTCAGCCTGGGGAACAGCGTAGACGGCACCGGTGACGGAAGCGTCGGTCCAGCGAAGGTTCGCCGAATCCCAATTGAGCGCCGTACCTGCGGTGATCGCCTTGCCTGCGATACCGAACCAGTTGCCTTCATCGATCACGGGAACGTTGTCGCCGATCGCGTAGGTGTCGCCAGTTCCATTGGTCAGGCGGCGCACACCGGCAATGCCGATGAACTCGCCGCTGGTCAGTGGGGCGCAGCCATCGTCGCCATTACGCTGGACGGGTGCGCCGAAAGCGACGACTGCCGTAGCGGTCTTCGTTCCAGCATCCCATTCGCGCATATCGGCGTGCATACCGGGGAAACCGGCAGGCTGGCTCAGCGGATAGGTGGTCTGCAAAGCGGGCATGTCGGTTTCTCCTTAGGCCGCTGCCGGGCGCTGAGTGCGCCAGGCGTTCAGATTGTCGATAGAGTCGTTGAGCGCCTTCACCTCGGTGGTGGCGGCGTCGTTGACTGCGGCGGGCGTGAAGCCTTCGACCTTGCTGCCGGCATCTTTCGCAATCGACGCGAAGGAAGCGGCGATCTGGTCGTCGTTCCAATCCTTTGCGAGGTCGCCCATCTTGGCGTCCACCACGGCCTTGCGGATCGTGGCTTCGTCGGCATCATCCGAAACGGTAACACCGAGAGCTTTGGCCTTGTCCACCGTCTGCGAATACGACTTAGCAGCGTCGCGCAGCTGGGCGGGCGTCAGCTTGGCGTCGGCAACCTGCTTTTCGAGCGTGGTCACCTTGGCTTCAAGATTAGCCTTGTCGGTGGTTACGGTAGCGAGGTCAGTCTCGGCTTTCGCCTTGGCTTCGTTCGCATCGGTGATCTGGCCCTGCAGCTTGTCGAAGGCGGCCGCGACAGCATCCGCGTCCGACAAATCGACCTGCAGACCGTCGAGCACGATCTTCTTCACGGCATTTCCTTTCGAGAGGTCAGCCAACTCGGCGAGCCGGTCGGCGGTGATCGCGTCGCAGACAGCAACGTCTTTGATCGCGCATTCGGATCCCGCGCGTCCTCGATCGACGAGAGCGACGTGATTGCCCGAA